TCTCAACGGAAAAATTCCTTCGGAAAATAAGTATTCTCTTGCAGCGAATGGTACACGATACACCAAAGATTATCAGGGCTTTCTTCCCTCGCTAATGGAAAAGTTGTATAAAGAACGTAAGTTGTACAAGACGAAGATGATCGACTCACAAAAAAGACAGCAAGCGGGAGAGGTGAATCTAGAAAACGAGATCGCCAAGTATGATAACTTCCAGCAAGTTCGTAAGATTCAATTGAATTCTGCTTATGGTGCTATTGGTAATGAGTGGTTTCGTTATTATGATGTAGAGATGGCCGAAGCAATTACGCTTTCCGGACAGTTGAGTATTCGTTGGATAGCAAACAAACTCAATGAATTTTTAAATGAGCATGTAGGGACTATAGATTATGATTATGTGGTGGCATCTGATACCGATTCTGTATATCTCCGACTTGGTAATCTGGTTGATCGTTTTATGGCTGATGGAACTGATGTGGAGAAGATCACAGATTTCCTTGCCAAAGCGTCAGAAAAAATTATAGAACCCTTCATTGACAAAAAGTACGAAGAACTGTCTAGTTTGATGAATGCGTTCGATAACAAGATGGTGATGGAGAGAGAAGTTATCGCAAAGACTGGCGTTTGGACCGCAAAGAAGCGGTACATGCTAAGTGTTCACGATTCGGAGGGTATTCGATACAAGACACCCAAGTTGAAGATCATGGGTATTGAGACTTCTCGATCATCTACTCCTCAAGTAGTTCGTAACAAATTGAAAGAGATGATAAGTATTATATTGACTGGAAATGAGGAAGATCTTATTTCATCAGTTTCTTCTTTCAGGGATGTTTTCATGTCTTTAGAACCAGAAGATGTATCATTTCCTCGCGGGGTCTCAAATATAAAGAAGTATAAAGATAATTCTCAAATCTATACAAAGGGAACACCTATTGCAGTCAAGGGAGCTTTGATTTATAATCATTATTTGCGTAAACTTAAATTGAAGAGGAAGTATCGAGAGATTGTCGAGGGTGATAAGATAAAATTTATTTACCTAAAGACGCCAAATCCCATGGTGGGATCATTTGGAAAAGACCATGTCTTATCTTTTCCAAATGGAATACCCAAGGAATTTGGACTTCTTAAATATATAGATTATGATAAACAGTTTACTAAGAGTTTTATAGATCCGCTTACTACAATTCTTAACGCTGTCGGTTGGGAATACGAAAAAAGAGCTTCTCTCGACACATTTTTTGGATGATAATTATGAAAAAAATTACTTGCGATTTTACAATAGATCAACTACAATTAATCTATTATCTTTTAGAAAAAGAAAAGAAAAGTACTGAGACTAATTTATCAAGTAGTATAAATGATAAAAATAGTAACCTATCTTCTTTCGAGGAACTTCTTACTAAGAAGGCCTCGCTTGAGAGTTTGAAGTGTATAATTAAGAAATATTATGGAGGCATTAATGCTTAATGATTTGATCAAGGAAAGTGGTAATAAGTATGCTAGTATTGTTAAAGACGGGATAGAAGGATCTGATGTTACCGGGTTTGTCAATACCGGATCTTATATTTTCAATGCATTACTTAGTGGTTCGATATACGGGGGCATCCCTAACAATAAAGTTATTGCACTTGCAGGAGAATCTGCGACGGGTAAAACTTATTTTGCTCTTGGTGTTGTATATAAATTTCTGACTGATAACCCAGAGGGTGTCGTTCTTTATTTTGATACCGAGCAAGCGGTAACCTCTGATATGATTAAGGATCGTGGTATTGATCCTTCTCGTGTGGGTGTTATGCCTGTTCCTACTGTGGAAGAGTTTAGACACCAGGCAATAAAAATTGTTGATAAGTATAATGAAATGCCTGCTGCTGAAAAGAAACCAATGATGATTGTGTTGGACTCTCTAGGTATGCTTTCGACTACTAAAGAAATGACAGATACTGCGGATGGTAAAGATACCAGAGATATGACTCGTGCTCAAGTTATTAAGGCAACATTCCGGGTATTGACTCTCAAGTTAGGTGCTGCCGGAATTCCTATGATCATGACAAATCACACTTATGCATCAATGGGCATGTTTCCGACCAAGGAGATGAGTGGTGGTGCCGGTTTGAAGTATGCCGCGTCTACAATCGTTTTTCTTTCAAAGAAGAAGGTAAAGGAAGGAACCGACGTTATTGGTAATATTGTTCACTGCAAACTATACAAGTCTCGGTTGACAAAAGAGAATTCCATGGTTGACGTTCTTTTGAACTATGAGAGTGGACTGCATCCCTACTATGGACTATTGACTCTTGCTGAAAAATATGATATAATTAAGAAGGTTTCAACCCGATACGAATTTCCTGATGGCACAAAAGTATATGAGAAGGCTGTTTATAAAACTCCTGAAAAGTACTTTACTGAGGATATTATGAAGAAACTTGACGAAGCAGCAGCAAAAGAATTTACTTATGGATCTATAGAGGAAACCCCCAGTGAGTGATTTAATCTTTACCGAAAAGGTAATATTAGAAAATTTAGTGTCGAATCTAGAATTTGCAAAGAAGTCTTTACCTTTTCTTAGATCTGATTATTTTCATGAGAGGGTCGATCGTTCTGTCTTTAATATCATAAAGGAGTTTTATGAAAAGTACTCGGCCGCACCCTCTAAGGATGCAGTATTAATTTCAATTAACAAGTTGCGAAACTTGAGTGATGATGAGTTTAAAACTGCAAATGAGTATGTTAGTGGTTTTAGGGATGAGAATGAAATAAATCAATCATGGTTGACAGATGAGACGGAAGTCTTTTGTAAAGACAAAGCCATCTACAATGCAATCATGGAATCAATCCAAATCATTGATGGTAAGGTAACAGAAAAGTCCGAGGGTTCAATTCCTACTATTTTATCTGATGCTTTAGCAGTTTCTTTCGATACACATGTTGGACATGATTATATCGAAGATGCGGATGAACGATTTGATTTTTATCACAGAGTCGAAAAGAAACTCCCGTTTGATCTGCATTTTTTCAATGAAGTTACTGGTGGAGGAACTCCAACAAAAACTCTCAATGTGGTTATGGCTGGTACGGGTGTGGGTAAGTCTATGTTCTTGTGTCACCATGCCGCTAATTGTCTTTCTCAGAACAAGAAAGTCTTGTATATTACATGTGAAATGGCAGAGGAAAGAATTGCGGAAAGAATTGATGCTAACTTACTTGATACTTCAATTTCTGATTTGAAGTTACTAACCAAAGAAAGTTATGATTCCAAGATAAAGAAACTTAAAGATTCGGTCATGGGTAAACTTATTATCAAGGAATATCCAACTGCAACTGCTAGTGTCAATCACTTCAGGGCTTTACTTGATGAGTTAAAACTTAAGAAGAATTTTAAACCGGATGTTATTTTTGTTGATTACTTAAATATATGCACATCATCCAGGCTGAAGCAAGGGAATGTTGGTTCATACTTCTTTGTTAAAGCAATAGCAGAAGAACTTAGAGGTTTGGCCGTTGAAAACGATATACCTCTTTTTACTGCAACTCAGACTAATCGTGATGGTTTCTCTAATACGGATATTAGTTTGGAGAACACCTCAGAGTCTTTTGGATTGCCTGCAACAGCAGACTTTATGTTTGCTCTTATATCCACCGAAGAATTGGAAGAGTTAGATCAGATCATGATTAAGCAATTGAAGAACAGATACAATGATACTGCTGTCAACAAGAAATTTATATTGAAATTGAATAGATCTAAGATGAAGTTTTCTGATTCTGATCATGATCAGCAAAATATTATTGGTGCCAATCAACAAGTAAGTGATTCTAAGTTTAACTCTGAGATGACACAGGACTGGGTATTTTGAGCACTTATATTGATATCAAATATATAAACTTGGTTTCCGCTCAACTTGAAAAATTTGCTTGGAAAAAAGATAATCTGGCCAACTGTAGGTGTCCTATCTGCGGAGACTCCCAGAAGAATAAAACAAAGGCCCGAGGATACTTTTATCAAAAAGGAAATGATTTTTTCTATAAGTGTCATAACTGCGGAGCAGGACATTCACTGTACCGTTTTTTAGAATCTGTATCACCTTCTTTGACTAAAGAATATTCTGTTGAGCGATGGAAAAATGGAGAAAACGGTAGATCTAATTATAGGAAACCAACCGAAGAAGCAATGTTTGATATTTTTAAAACTAAACCTACGATTGTGCCTGATTTACTGAAGCCTTTGCTGTGTGCGAAGACTGCTCCTGCAAATCATGATATAAGAACTTTTTTGGATTACAGGAATATCCCAAAAAAGTTCTATGATATTTTATATTACACCGATAATTTTAGGAAATATATCAACACAGTTGATCCCGAGTCATCTCAAACATTTGATCTTGGTCCACCAGAACCTCGTTTAGTTATTCCTTTCTTCAATAAGAAAGGTGATGTTGTTGCTATTCAGGGTAGATCATTAAAACCTTCCGATGAAGCAAAAGCAAGAGTGACCGCAAAGTATATTACGGTGAAGGCCGATAAGAGTATTGACCGACTTTGGTATGGTATGTGGCGTGCAAATCCCAAGAAGACCGTTTATGTTGTTGAAGGACCTCTAGATTCTCTCTTTGTTCCTAATACCATTGCGATGGTAGGTGTAGGTGCAATCGACAACGTTCACCCTCGGTTCAAAAACTCTAAACTTGTTTATGCCCTTGACAACGAACCAAGAAATCGTCAAATCATTTACTTTAATGAAAAACTTATAGAAAAAGGTGCCTCTGTTTGTATATGGCCTCCAAATATAAAACATAAGGATATAAATGATATGATATTTGAAATGAGTTCATCTAAGATAAAACAAATAATTGATAAAAATACGTATCATGGGTTGGAAGCAACATTTAAATTGAATGAATGGAAGAGGCTTTGAGTTGCTTGGTTACTGGTGGTGCTGGATTTATAGGTAATAATCTAGTACACAAACTTCTATCTGAAGGAAGAGAAGTTGTTTGTTTGGATAAGGATCTACATGGAACTTGGCACCCAGACTCTAAAAACTGTGTTGGTTCCATTAACAATGTTTCTTTACTTACCGAAATTATTGATCGGTACAATGTAGACACAATCTTTCACATGGCAGCAGAGGCGAACATTCAAATCTCTTTGAAGGATCCTATCCATACAACTAGACAAAATATTTTAGGAACAACTAGAGTTTTACAAACGGCAAAAGAGTGTGGAGTAGAGAGAGTTATATTTTCCTCCACTTGTGCCGTATACGAATGTGATCATCTTATTCAGAGTGAACAGTCTAAAATTAACGCCACACTAAATCCTTATGCATTAACGAAACATTGCGGTGAGCAGTTGTGTGAGTATTACAACAATTATCTAAATGTCAACACCTTCCGTTATTTTAACGTCTATGGAAATGGTCACCGAGTTGATGGAGCATATCCTCCCGTGATCTCAATTTTCATGGACAGGTATAGGAAAGGCCTTCCACTAGAGATTGTTGGTACTGGAAAACAGAAACGAGATTTTATTAACGTCTCTGATGTAGTTCGTGCCAATATAATGATGGCAGATTCTGATATCAAGGGTGGGATTTATAATGTTGGTTCTGGTGTAAACTATTCGGTAAAAGAAATTGCTGACATGATATCAGAAAACCAAATGCATGTGCAGGAGAGAACAGGTGAAGTTCTTTCTACTCTCGCAAATATTCACAAAATTAAAAATGAACTTAAATGGTCACCTGAAACTTCTGTCGGGGACTGGATTAATGAACAAATGGATAACTATAAACTATGAAAATTTTAAATGCAGGGCACGCCGAGTTGGTAGATCACATGGGTTCGGATCTCACGGTGTGTAACGCCGCCCGGGTTTCGTTCTCTAAAGATACTGAATGGGACATTGACGAGGAAGCAGTTGCAAGACTGGGTGAGAGTGGATCCTCGTACCACCAAGAGGATGTGCGGAAGTTGAGCGATCGTGATGCGAAATTACTTAAGTATCTTGCTAAACATCAACACTGGACTCCGTTCGCACATCCGCAGATTACTCTGCGTGTGAAGGCGCCCGTATCAATCCGCACACAAATGTTCAAGCATAAACAGGGATTCGTGGAGAATGAAATCTCTCGCCGTTATGTTTCGTTCGAACCCGAGTTTTACAATCCTGAGTGGAGAGGTAAGCCAAAGAATGGTGCTAAACAGGGAAGTGATGATTTCATAGAAATAAAGGATGAAATCCAGCAAACTTATAATAGTATGCTTGTTGGGTGTCTCCGTAATTATTATGATCTACTTGATGCTGGAGTAGCACCAGAACAAGCAAGGTTCATTCTCCCGCAAGCAATGTATACCGAGTGGTACTGGACTGGTTCGCTTGCTGCTTATGCTCGATTCTATAAGCAAAGAATTGACGAACATGCACAGTACGAAGTGAGAGAATATGCCAAGGCAATTGGTGTCTTAATTTCCAGACTTTTCCCGGTATCGTGGAAATGTCTAACCTGCCATTGACTACATAACTAACCAACAAGAAACAAGGAGTGCTTACATTATGGAATTACCATCTTTATACCAGTCATTTATTCATCTATCTCGATATTCTCGTTGGTTAGATGATGAAGGTAGAAGGGAAACATGGAAAGAAACAGTTTCTAGGTATTTTGATTTTTTCAAAGAACATCTCAAAGAAGAGTGTAATTATGACGTACCAGATAAACTTAGAAAAGAACTAGAAACTGCCGTAACAAATCTAGAAATTATGCCTTCCATGCGGGCGTTAATGACCGCAGGAGAGGCACTTAAGAGGGACAACGTTGCAGGGTATAATTGTTCCTATGTTAGTGCATCCAAAGTCAAGTCGTTTGATGAGATTCTGTACATTCTTATGTGCGGAACTGGAGTTGGGTTCTCCGTAGAACGCGACCTCATCAAGACCCTGCCGACGATAGCAGAGGAGTTTGAAGACAGTGATACGACTATTGTTGTCAAAGATTCAAAA